AAGCAGAAAAATCCAACTGAAGGTACAGGAGTGCCTTGGGAATAATTTAACAACTAAAAGGAACTAAAATGACTGACAAAAAAAATAAAACCTCAGTTACTATAGACGATAAAGAATACTTCTTAGAGGACATGAGTGAAAAAGCACAAAGACTCCTTCAACACGCAACTGACTTAGACAGAAAAATTAATAATTTAGTATTTCAAGTAGAGCAAATGCAACTAGGAAGAGAAAATGTTATGTCTAAACTTTTAGAAGAAGTAGATTTAAAAGAAGACGAATAACATATTCTTAATAATAAGGACGTAAAGTAGTGGCTAAAAAACCAACTATATCTTCTATCACAACAGGTTATTCATCTACAACACTTTTGAATAATAACTTCGAAGCTTTAAGAAACGCCTTTGATAATACTTTGTCGTTAGATGGTAGTACTCCTAATTCTTTGTTATCCGATTTAGATATAAATTCAAATGATATCACAAATGCTAAATCTGTAACTACAAATGAGTTAATCTTAGGTGGAAGTAGAGCTGTTAATTTAGCCACAACTTTAACTTTTATAGGAGCTTGGGGAGCATCCACAAGTTACACTTTAAATAATATAGTTACAGATAGTGGTAATGCTTATATTTCTCTTATAGCTCATACTTCAGGGTCTACTTTTTCTACAGATTTATCAGCAGGTAAGTGGGCTTTACTTGCATCAAAAGGTGCTTCAGGTGCTGGTTCTGGTGATTTGTTAGCTTCTAATAATTTGTCTGATTTAGCAAGTGCATCAACAGCTTTAGGTAACTTAGGTTTATCTGCAACAGCAGCAGAAATAAATTATACAACAGATGTTACTTCTAATATTCAAGCTCAAATAGATGGCAAACAAAATTCTAATGATATCCTTACAGACCTTGCTGGTTTAACACAAGCTACCAATAAGATCCCATACTTTTCGTCAGCTACAGCTGCCTCCGTCTTAGACTTTAAAGATGAAGACAACATGGCGTCTGACTCAGCCACAGCTATAGCATCCCAGCAATCAGTTAAAGCTTACATTGATAGTAAAACTTCTCGTTTTAAAAGTAGTGATCAAAGCATTACAGCAGCTGCTGAATATTCTATTACGCATAATTTAGGGGATATACCTAACTTTTTTCATATAGAATTTGAGTGTACAACAGCAGAACATGGATATTCTATCGGAAACATTGCTATTGTATCTTCTGCTTTTAGTAGAAGTCACTACAATTTTTTTATCCAGGATGTTACAACTACAACAGCAGAGGTAGGAATTGGCTCATCTGGTATTATAATTAGACATAAAACTGACGGTACTATTGCTGTAATTACAAATGGATCATGGAAGTGGCGTTTAGTTTGTGGATTATAAATATTAAATGGCAACTTTAGAACACATTAAGACAGCCGCTGAAAGTGACCTAGTTACCTTTATTAAGTTAATAGCTCCTGAGCAAATGCTAGGTCAGTGTCACGAGGATGTCTGTAATTGGTGGATAAACCCAGAGGCTAAAAGCCACCAGCTTCTACTCTTTCCTAGGGATCACGGTAAGTCTCGATTAGTAGCTTTTCGTGTAGCCTGGGAGTTAACCAAAGATCCTACACTTAGGATACTATATATATCAGCTACAGCTAACCTAGCTGAAAAACAATTAGGATTTATAAAGGGGATCATCACTTCTGATATTTACCGACGATACTGGCCTGAACATGTCAACCATGATGAAGGCAAGAGAACACGTTGGACTAACTCAGAGATTATGTTAGATCACCCATTAAGGAAAAAAGAAAATGTTAGGGACCCTTCTATCTTCACTGGTGGGCTTACCACGTCGCTTACTGGGCTTCATTGTGACATTGCTGTTTTGGATGATGTCGTTGTGTACGAGAATGCTTACACTGGCGAAGGACGTAATAAAGTCAAAAGTCAGTACTCTCTTCTTTCGTCTATTGAAGGTGCTGAAGCTAAAGAGTGGGTCGTAGGAACGAGGTATCATCCTTCTGATCTTTACAATGATCTTCTTCAAATGACAGAGGACATCTATACAAAAGATGGAGAAAAGATCGGTGAAGAAAATATTTATGAAATCTTTGAAAGACCAGTAGAAGACAGAGGAGATGGTACAGGTCAATTCTTATGGCCTCGTCAACAACGTAAAGACGGCAAGTGGTTCGGATTCGATATAAAAATCTTAGCCAAGAAAAGAGGACAGTATTTAGATAAAGGACAGTTTAGAGCACAGTACTATAGTGATCCTACCGATCCAGATAATGTACCTGTAGGTTCAGATAAGTTTCAGTACTTTGAAAGAAAACATATACGTGATGATAATGGTCACTGGTTCTATAAAGAAAAGAAATTAAATGTTTTTGGTGCTGTTGACTTTGCCTTTAGTTTAAATAAAAAAGCTGACTACACAGCTATCGTTATAGTAGGAATAGATTCAGATAATAACATATATGTATTAGACATAGATAGATTTAGAACTGACCGTATATCTGATTACTTTGAACATATCCTACACTTGTCTAATAAGTGGTCCTTTAGAAAACTAAGGGCTGAAACAACAGTAGCTCAAATGGCTATCGTTAAACAATTAAAAGAGTTGATTAAACAACATGGACTATCTATTAGCATTAATGAATACAGACCAAATAAAAGCCAGGGTAATAAACAAGAACGTATATCCTCTATCCTTGAACCAAGGTATGACAATATGAGTATATGGCATTACCGTGGAGGCAACACTCAAATACTAGAAGAAGAACTGTCATCTCGTAACCCTGCGCACGATGACGTAATTGATGCGTTAGCTTCAGTTGTAGACATGGCAGTTAAACCTGCTCGTAGAATTAGACGTTATAGCAATAACGTAGTACAATTTAATAAAAAATTCGGAGGAGTTTCCTTCTAATGGCTGGAACAACTATTGATATAGACAAGCTTATTGAACCTCATGCTTTAGCTTCTGAGATTACAGAAAGATGGACTAATTGGAATAATGCTCGTCAAAGTAAAATTGATGAATGGAAAGAACTTCGAAATTATTTGTATGCAACAGATACTCGAACAACTTCAAATAGTAAATTACCTTGGACTAATAGTACCACTACACCTAAGTTAACACAAATTGCTGATAACTTACATGCTAACTATTTTGCAACTTTGTTCCCTCAGAAACAATGGTTTCGTTTTGAGGCATACGACAAAGACTCAAACACTAAAGCTAAACGAGATGTTATTCAATCTTATATGAATAATAAAATTAGACAGTCAGACTTTGAGAATACTGTCAGTCGTTTGATAAGTGACTTTATCCAGTATGGGAATTGTTTTGCAACGGTAGACTTTTCAAAAGACTACACTAGATACGAGGACGGAGAACTCTCTGTAAACTATGTAGGACCTAAGTTAGTTAGGATTAGTCCTTTTGATATTTGTTTTAATCCTATGGCTCCATCTTTTGAGGACAGCCCTAAGATTGTACGTACAGTTATGACACTAGGGGAAGTTTCTCGTAAGATAGAAGAAACTGTAGACAATAGCTATATGAAAAAATTGCTGGATAAAATGATGCACAACAGATCATCTACTTCAGGAGTTGATATAGATGTAAGTAAATCACAGGCCTTTATTGCGGATGGATTCTCAACTTTAAATGAATACTATGAGTCAAACTATGTAGAGATACTTACATTCTATGGTGACATCTATGATAGTGAAAATGAAACCTTTCATAAGAACCGTACTATATCTGTAGTAGACAGATCCTATGTTTTGTTAAACGAACAGAATCCTAACTGGTTAGGCAAGGCTCCTATCTTTCATGCAGGATGGAGAGAACGCCCTGACAACCTATATGCAATGGGTCCACTAGATAATCTTGTAGGTATGCAGTATCGCATTGATCACCTAGAGAATCTTAAAGCTGATGTGTTCGATCAAATAGCTTACCCAATTATTAAAATTAGAGGTGACGTAGAAGACTTTGATTTTGCTCCTGCTACTCGTATATACATGGGTGAAGAAGGTGACGTAGGTTATTTAGCACCTGATGCTACAGCACTTAACGCTGACTTTCAGATTCAAAACCTAGAGAATAAAATGGAAATGTTAGCTGGTGCTCCTCGTGAAGCTATGGGTATTCGTACCGCAGGAGAAAAAACAGCTTTTGAAGTACAGCAACTTATGACAGCAGCAGGTAGAATCTTTCAACATAAAACAGCACACTTTGAAAGAATATTCTTAGAACCAATTTTAAATTCTATGCTTGAAGCTGCACGTAGAAACATGGACTATGCTGATACTATTCGTGTACTAAATGATGACACAGGTCTATATTTCTTTGAACAGATCACTAAAGAGGACATTAAAGCTAACGGAAGAATTGTACCTATAGGTGCTCGCCATTTCTCTGAAAGAGCACAAAGAGTACAAAACCTTACTCAACTATACCAGTTAAAGTTAGCTGACCCAACTATGTCAGCACACTTGTCAGGTAAAGAGTTTGCTCGTTTAATGGCAGATGAGTTAGGTGAACCAGCTCTCTTTGGTGAAAATATAACTGTAGTTGAACAGGTTCAAACACAAAAGGTAGCAACTGAAGCTCAAGTACAGTTCGAGGAAGAACAGCAAATTGCAATAGAAAAAGGAATTTAATATGCCTTATAAAAAAGGAAAAGTTAAAGAATACAAAAATAAAACTAAGAAGCCGATGAAACCTAAAAAGAAATAATGAAAACTTCCTGGTTTAAAGAATGTAAGACGAAAGAAGATAAAGATAAAATTCGTCAAACGGTCATTGCTAACCGAGCAAGTCTTGATCGTCTCAAAGAAATCCTAGAGCCTTTGCTCAAGGAAACTCCATCTTCAGCCGACTATGACAGTCCTTCTTGGGCCTATAAGCAAGCTGACAGAATAGGATACAACCGAGCACTTAACCAAGTGCTTGACTTAATTAACTTAGATAAGGAATAACCCATGTCCATTTTTACTGAGCAAGATTCTAACCAAGAAAAACCTCAGACAGAACAAGTAGAAACAACTGAACAAACCAAAAGCTCATTTGTAGATACACTTGTGCAAGCCAAAGGAGAGAACTGGCGTGATCCTGAAACTCTAGCTAAGGGTAAACTTGAGGCTGATACCTACATATCCCAACTAGAAGATCAGAACAAACAACTTAGGGAAGACTTAAGTAAGAACGATTATGCTGCTCAAGTACTCGACGCAATCAAAGACAAGGCCGCAGACACCAGCACTGCGAAAGACTTTGAGGCTGAAAAAAATACTGCTGGCGTTAAAGAGGAAGGCACACCACCTTCTCTAAACGAGGATAATCTGAAGAGCCTTGTTGAGAAAACCCTTCTTGAGAGGGAAACTAAAAAGTCAGCCGAAGAAAATATTAAGACTGTTGAAAAAACACTTCGAGATAGATTCGGTGAAAAACTTAGTCAAGTTCTACAAGATAAATCTAGTGAAATAGGTTTGTCTATAAGTAAGATGGAGGAGTTAGCTTCTGAATCACCTAATGCTTTCTTAACACTTTTCGGAGACAGTAAGCAAGACAGTGGTTTTAGTAACATAATTAACAACTCTATCAATACAGAAGGGGTAAATTTGCAATCCTCGACAGAACGTAACTGGAATTACTATCAGAACCTTCGTCGGGAAAATCGTAACCTTTACTATACACCTAAAGTGCAACAACAAATGATTCAAGATAAATTGCGATTAGGTGAAAAATTTGGTAATTAAATAGGAGAAAACCAATGTCTATGACAACTGGCAATAGTTCTCTTTTAACTCGTACCGACGTATGGGGATCTGAGTTAAAAGAGATTCTACGTGACGAAATGCAAGCGCAACGTTACGTAAGAATGTTAGATGGCTTTCCAGATGGAAACACATTTCACATTCCTTCAATTGGTCAAGCACAGGTAGATAACTACAGTGAAGATTCTGCTGTAACTTATAGACCACTTGACACAGGTGAGTTCACATTTAGTGTTGACAAGTATTTGTCATCTGCAACTTATATGACTAAGAAAGCAGAGCAAGATACTTTCTATGCTAATGAACTTATGTCTCGTTTTGTTCCTGAGCAAGAACGTTCAATTATGGAGCATTTCGAATCTACAACTATGTCTGCAGCTGAGTCTGGCGTTGCAGCTAACTCACAAGAAGCTATCGACAGCGTATATCACCGTATGTCTGGTGGAAACTCAGGTAAAATAGAACTAGCTGACTTTGCTTATGCTCGTTATGCTTTGAAAAAAGCTAATGTTCCTGATCAAATGATGGTAGCAGTCGTTGACCCATCTGTTGAGTTTACTATTAATACTCTAACTAACATTGTAGGTGTTTCTAATAACCCTATGTTTGAAGGTTTAGTACGTGATGGTATAGCAACAGGTATGCGTTTCGTAGCAAACGTGTATGGCTTCGATGTATACTGTTCTAACTACTGTGCTACTGTAACAGACAGTGCTCTACCTGAAAGAGATGGTTCAACAACGAACAACTTCTCTTCTACAAACGGTAAAGCTAACTTGTTCTTTTCAGCAGCTCCAACGGTTAATCCGTTTGTTGGTGCTTGGAGACAGATGCCTCAAGTAGACTACGACTACAACAAAGACTTCCAAAGACACGAGTTTGTAACAACTGCTCGTTATGGTGTTAAGTTGTACCGTCCTGAAAACATGGTTGTTGTTGCAACCAATCCAAACGTATAAGGGGGATAACTGATGTCTTACACTAACTCAGACGGTCTTCAAGTTTTGACTAACGGTGCGGCAGGTGTTGCTAAAGATGAAGGAACAAACGCCATATCAGCTATCAAAACATTGACTGTAAAAATAGGTGATGCAACTGCTTTAGGTAGTTCTGCTGCGACACCTGATGACCATGATCCTTTTATTCCAGCAGGGTCATACATTAAAGCAGCCACACTTAATGTAACAACAGCCTTTACTTCTGGCGGTTCAGCTACATTAGGTATTGGTGCTTACAATCAAGCAGGTTCAGCTATTGATGCCGATGGTATTGATGCAACTATTGCTTTGACAGCACTTGATGCTACAACAAAAGCTGTCGCTTGTAACGGTGCTCTTGTTGCTGGTGCAATTAATGTTGGTGCAGCCGATGCTTATATTAAAGCTAACTACGGTACAGCAGTCTTTACTGCTGGTGCAGCTACACTGGTAATCGAATATATCGAACCATAAGTAAAACTTAAGGGTGCCCCTTCGGGGGCATCTTTTCTCTTGACAAAATACACGAATTAATATATAATAACTTTAACCTTGGCAGACGCTTTAGGAGTTTTTAATGGCTAACGTAAACCACTCTACACTTACAGATCCGTACTTACATGAACCTAAAGGGGTTTATGCAGCTGCAGCAAATAAAGTTTATGTGTCTGATGGATCTAATTCAGGAGCTTGGACAGCTTTAGGTTTAGTAATTTCAGGAACTATAGATGATGTTTCAACAGCAGCTACTGTTTACGTTCCTATTCCTTTTGCAGGTACAATAAGTAAAGTTGTCACAGTGCTTGAGGGAGCAATATCAAATGCAGACGCAACTATAACAGTTAAAAATTCTTCAGCTGCCTCGATGGGAACTCTAACCATTACTCAATCAGGTTCAGCTGCAGGTGATGTTGATACTTTAAGTCCATCATCTAATAACACAGTATCAGCAAATAGCTATATAACTGTTGAAACTGATGGTAATTCACACACTGCAAGAAAACTTAATTTTGTGGTCACATTGGATCGTTCATAATGAGAACTACTCTTTTAAAAATTGTCCAGTCTATTCTTAACGACATGGACTCAGAAGCTGTCAATTCTATAAGCGATACTGTAGAAGCACAGCAAATAGGATCTATAGTAGAAGACACCTATTACAATATGATTTCTGCTCGTGAGATACCTGAGCATAATAAGCTTATGACACTTACAGCTTTAAGTAGTACAGATAGACCTACTCACTTTAGTTATCCTACAAATACAAAAAATATAGAACGTATAGAATATAATATAGGAACTGTATCAGATAAAGATTTTCGTATTATAGACTTTGTTGATCCCACAACCTTTTTAGATAAGATGGATGAGTCAGCTAAATTAGTTGCAACTATTGATGGAAACATTAGTATATTTGTTTCAACAGATCTACCACCGTCTTACTATACATCATTTGATGATGAATATTTAATAATGAATAGTTATGACTCTGCTGTAGAGACTAATTTACAGTCATCTAAAGTAAGAGCTGTAGGATCTACTTATCCAACCTTTAGTCAAACTGACTCATTTGAGCCAGATCTTGACAACACTCTTTTACCTCTCCTGCTAGCTGAATCTAAATCAGCTTGCTTTTCTTTGTTTAAAGGTGGCTCAGACCCTAAAGTTGAACAAGCAGCTAGACGTTTAAAGTCTTACGTTCAAAATGATCAGTTTAAAAGTAAAAGAGATAACATAAGAAACAGTTACGGAAGAAATTAATGATTGAATTTATTGAGGATGCACCTAACCAGAAGTGCATTTGTAAGACAGATAAAATGGTATCTGATATTATTATAGACAAACAACCAGGAAATTACTCGTTTTTTATTGTACGATTTGAGCAAGGGGCAGTTCCTAAAGAATTAGCAGGAAGATACTCCTCCATTAAAAAGGCTCAAGATTCTGTTGAAAACTATTTAAAAAATAAAAACAAGTCTAAAACTGTTCTTCGTAATGAGTTCAGTGAAGATTTTGAAAGACGTAAAAAGGTAAGAAATGCCTCAGAGCCTGAACCAAAAAGCAGTTAACAACTTTGTCAAAGGCCTTATAACTGAGGCTTCAGAACTTACCTTTCCTGAAGGTGCTTCAGTAGACGAGTCTAACTGTGACCTTCGAAGAGATGGAACACGTAGGAGAAGATTAGGTGTTGCTGTAGAAAGCAGTAATGTTCTGTCTTCTTTTGAAGTAACCGATCCAGACTTTGTTATAACAGGTGAATGGTTAAATGTTAACGGTGTAATTGACCGAGAGTTCCTAGTTGTACAAAAGGCTTCAACTCTTTATTTTTATAATAAAGCAGACTTACCTCACTCAGGTCAAATAGAAACTAATTCTGTAGACTTAATACCTTTTCAACACGCAGGTTCTGTTGGTGCAGCTAATGCTAAGTGTCAGTTTACTTCTATAAAAGGTAATCTTGTTGTTTCGTCAGCAGCTATTAATACAATTGTTATTGAATATTCTAGTGGTACTTTTACTTCAACAGCTATATCTTTTAAAACTAGAGACTTTGAATACTTAGGTGACACAGAAGACTACTTAGTAGAAGGTTCTAGTGGTTTATCTGGTGCTGCTCTTGATAAACGTGTATATGATAGTTTAAACTCTGGATGGGCTGACCTTAACAATGGACGAACAGGGTCTTCTCTAACTTACTATAGAACACAAGCCTCTAATGCTTATCCAGCTTTAACACATCCTTGGTTTTCAGGTAAAGATTCTTCTGAATTATTTGATGTAGCTGAGTGGAAAAAGATAGGAGCTGGTACTTCTCTTTCAGGCTTAGGTAGATATCAACTTGACTTTTTTAGTAAAGACAGATCAACAGCTATTTCAGGTTCTGGCTTTTCAGTCACCACTATAGACACAGAAGTAGAAACTTCTCGTTTTAGATGTGTTGAGTCTTTTGCTGGTAGAGTATTTTATGCAGGACTGGATAGTGCTAAACACTCAGGTACTATTTTATTTTCTAAACTAGTCGAAACTACAGATGACCTAGGTAAATGTCATCAAGTTAATGACCCTACCTCTGAGTATCTTTCTACTCTTTTAGCTACAGACGGGGGAGAGATACAAATACCAGATGCCTTTAAAATTCAAAAGTTATACGCATATCAAAATTCTTTATTTATCTTTGCGGAGAACGGTGTTTGGCAAATCACAGGTGTAGACGGAGTTTTTAAAGCTGATGCTTTTGCTGTCAATCGTGTAACACGAACAGGTATCTTAAGTTCTCAAACTTTTGTTGCAGCAGAAGGAACCCCTTTTTGGTGGTCAAAGGTTGGTATACATACTTTATCTACAGATCCTGTCTCAGGACAAGGACAAGGACAAAACTTAACGATACCTACTATTCAAACACTTTGGGATAACATAGATGCTAACGTTAAACTTAAAGTAAAAGCTGTCTATGACAATATAAATAAACGTATCTACTGGGCTTACCCAGATAAAAATGAAACTGTAGAGTCTAAATTAAATAATTTTTTAATACTTGACATACCTTTACAAGCTTTCTTTACTTGGAAAGTATCTGACCAAGCCTCTAGCACCTCTTGTGTTATAGGCATGGCTTTTTATTCTGGCTTTGGTGCGTCTGAGCTTGAGTTAGATGTTCTTTCTGCAAGTGGTGCAAATGATGTTCTTACTGCTGGAGAAGGTACAGATGTAAACGCAGGAAGTTTTGTAACTGACACTGTTTATATAATTAAAACTGTAGGGTCTACAGACTTTACAGCTATAGGTGCATCTGCAAATACTGTAGGTGTTGTGTTTACAGCAACAGGAGCTGGTTCTGGTTCTGGTGTAGCTACTACAGCTAATGATGTTATATCAACACAAGTGTCTACATTTATCAGTGGTGATCCAGCAATTGTCCTTCTTATAAGAGATGGCTCTACAAACAAACTGACTATGGGTTCTTTTTCATCTAAGACTTTTCTTGATTGGGAAGACACTAACTACTCTTCCTTTGCTGTCACAGGTTATGACTTTATGGGTGACTTAACACGTAAGAAAAACGCACCCTACATTGTCACATATGCAAGACTAACAGAAGAAGGTTTTACAGGTAATTCTTCGGATGGATACGAACCAATACGTCCATCTTCTTTAAAAGTTTCTTTAGCTTGGGACTTTAAAGAAACCTTTAGTACACCTGAAGAAGCTTACAGATTAAAGTACACAGTAATTCCTGACTCAGATGACTTAACTAAGTATGACTATCCAGAGGATGTTGTTACAAGTAGACTAAAGGCTAGAGGACACGGACGTTCTATGAGAATTAAATATGAGAGTACCCAAGGTAAAGACTTTATCTTACTAGGTTGGGGTTTAATTAATGCAGTCAATCCACGTTTCTAAAAGTTTAGAGGGAATAAAAGGTTCTTGTTTTAGTATTAGACTTGAGTATAACGAAAACTTTATAATTATTCATTTACCCTCTATAGATAAAATGACAAAACAAGTAATTACCGAAATGAAAACTATGTTAAAAGAGTGGTGGCAATTTTTTAAAACAATGGGTTATAAAGCTGTCTTTGCTGCTGTAGAACCAGAAAATAAAATGAATAAACTCTTACATATGTTAAACTTTAAATATGTAGGTAATAACAATAAATACTTAGTTTATAGATTTAAGGAGTAAAAAACAATGGGACAATTGCCAGCTATAGCCGCAGTAACTTCTGTTGCAGGTACAGCATACTCAATATCTCAGCAAAGCAGAGCTGCAGGTGTTCAAAGAGAAGCAGCACGAACACAACAAAATATGCAAAGGATACAAGCTACTCGTCAAAGACGTAGTGCAATTAGACAAGCTATGAGAGCTAGAGCTGAGATGCAAGTACAAGCTCAAGGTATGGGTGCTTTAGGAGGCTCAGGTGTAGCTGCAGCTGGCACAGCTTTATCTTCTCAGTTAGGAGCTAACTTAGGTTTTGGTTCTGTAATGTCAGGTTTAGGTCAACAGTACACAGAGTTAACAGCTCAAGCTGCACAGCTACAGACTCAAGCACAGTTTGGTCAACTTACTTCTGGTCTTGCATCAAGAGCTTTTGGATATGCCCCTATAGAACAACGAGAAAAATTTATAAAAAGTATTTTTGGATAATAATTTATGGATCAGTTCCCAACACTAGAGAGTAAACTATTTAACTCTAAAGTTTTATACCAAGAGTTAGAAGAAGCTGTTTATGAAGAACAGTACAACCCAAACTCTGAAGTAGAAAAAACTAAAGTTGAAGAGTTATCTATAGCTACTGGTGCTCCTTTAAATGATGTCCGATCAGATCGAGCAATGGGTGGAAAAAACTTCGAGGCTGTAGCTAAAACAAATGAAGATAACTTTGATTATCAAAAAACTTTAGACCAAGGCTACGACGAAGGTTTATCGGCTGATAGACTAGCTGAAATTATAGAAGAACGTAAAGCTAAGGGTGAAGATATGACCCTTCGTGAGTACATGTTACTACAAAATTTAATGTTATCTGATACTGACATTAATCCTTACGCAGCTAGAACTATGACAAACATGGAAACATGGAATCGTCTTATGCAAAAAGCTTTTGAAGAAAATGATCAGTCAAATTTTTCTAAAGTAATGACTTTTTTAGATGTTAATATTCTAAGAGAGATTACAATAGGTGCTCTTGAAAACGTAACATTTAGATCTAATCGTGAAGGCAAAGCTATAAGAGAAGCCTTTAATAGTTTGACACCTGGTGAGTTTGAAGAGTGGGCTAAAGAATATATAGAAGAACGAAAAAATGAAGGAATATTTCGTCAAGAAAGTATCTGGAATTATTATAAAGCAGCTAATGATGCAACCTATTTAGGTGACGATCCTTTAGCCAGTTTAAATGCTTTATTTGGTGTTGTAGATATTGCAACACTAGGGACACTTGGTGTAAGTAAAGTTAAATCTTTAGCTAAAGCAAGAAGACCTATAGATAATGTTGCAATTATAAAAGGCGAAGCTGAAGGTGGTCAAGCCTTAGCTAAAATAGCAGATGATACAGAAATTATAACAGACCAAGTAACAGTTGGTCGTGCTTTACCTGAAGAACTAGACCCTACTCCTAGTCCTTCTTCTCGTCCATCAAATGTAACCTTTAGGGATGGCACAAGAAAAACAGTACTTACAGAAAAATTAGAAGAAATGAATCGCAGAGGTTCTTTTGGAGAGTATGTTCCTCGTCCTGTTATTCAAGCTATGGCTAAAGAACAGTCTGAAAAAATAGCTGAACGTACAAATAATGTAGTTGTTAATACTCGTCGTGTCATAGAAGAAGGATCAGAAGATTACAAAGTTGTAGTTCGTATGGGTAAGGATGGCTCAGGTGCTCCTTTCCGTCGTAAGATGGATGCCGAAGAAATAGCTAAGAAAGACCCAAGCCTTAAAGTTGTTAAACGAGAAGATGGAAAACAAGGTTGGTTTATAGAAACAGAAGAACGTGTTGATGTCTTAGGTTTACCTGGAGCTGACGATATACACGATAAAGGTAATTTTGTATCTGATGCAATTAATAAAATGTTTGGTGCTTCTTCTGTACGCCTAGGTGATAAAATAGGTGGAAAGTTTTTACAGGCTGAAGCTGGTAAAGCTCTTATAGGTAAATTAGTAAAACCATACGAAAAAATAATTCGTAAAGTTAGAGGTAAAGAAATTAAAAATTTAGCTGATTTTTTTACACAACTTCGAGATGGTGAGTTGTCCTATATGAGACAAGCTCCTGACAAAGAATCTTTTCAAAGTCTTTATAAAACTATGTATGGGACTAAACCTAAAAAAACTACCGTAGAAGCATATGAAGCTCTTCAAGATATTAATGACACAACTTGGCAGATTAAATCTTCACAAAGACTAAAAAAAGTTGTAGCTGAAGGTGGTGTATATGCTGAACTAAATGATTCATTTGGTGATATAGCTTACCGTGTTAGTAAAGCACCTGATAATGAACTTGTGTTAGACTTAGCTACAATGCGTAGTGTACCTAGTAATACTTTAAAAGATGAATTAGTATTTAAAATTCCAGAAACACACCTTGATCACCTTTATGTCATTAACCCAAAGTCAACTCGTGTTTTAGAACGTGTTGATGTTATGCCTTACAATGTGGGTGGTCCTCGTACTAATGCTGAGTTTCGTTTTTTTATAGGTGTGCTAAGGGGACAAACACTAGCTTCAGGTAATACAGTTAACACAGGATTTAAAACTTTACTAGGTTCTTTTAGTAAAAATCAAGCAGAGATAGCTGTAAAGCAATTAAACAATATTACCGATAAAGTAGAAGAACTTTTAGCTAAAAATGCAATTGATGATATTGAAAGTCTTACCTTAAGTAAAGTTGAGTATGACGAACTAGGAGATGTAATACGCCAGAATAACACATGGAATAAACATGTGACAGACCTAGAAGATTTACAAAAAATAGCCAGTACTTATGGTTTTAGGTTTAGAGAAAAATTTGTAGCTAAAGCTCGTGACGAAAAGGTATCAATTCTTGAAGCAGGTGAAGATGCTACATTAGTTGGTTCTAGTTTTGGTGATGTAGTTGGTACTCGTATCAATATGAAAAGAGGAGATAGTCCTTTATTTGAGTTCGGAGGTAAGAAAGCTGTCAATGCTAACCCTATATCAGCCATATCTGATCAATTTGGCTCCGAAGCTTTTGGTTATGCTAACAGGGGGGCAACACAAAATGCCATCGTAGGTTGGGTTAAGTTAGCTGAACAAAACCCAGGCATCGTTACATTTCCTGCTGGTACTCCATCTAATGATTTTATGAAAATGTTTATGAATGCTCAAGTTACACGGACAGGAAAGTTTAATGATGTAGCAGCACAGTTAAGAGAGACACAAGATATAATTAAAAGAAGATTAAACCAAAGTACTTGGATGAGTGACAAATGGGATAGCTTTACATCATCAGCAACTGAGGCTGTCTTTGGTGTCACAGGTAAGAAGTCTATTATTGGAATTTCTATGGACTTTAGCAAGGCTGACCCAGGTTCTAAACTTTTAAAAGTTGGTTTTTATTCTAAGTTTGGGTTTTTAAATCCTGATCAACTTTTACTCCAAAGTTTACACAGTCTTACTGTAGCAGCTATTTCTCCTAAACAAGGAATTAAAGCTTTAGGTTTAGTTTCACCTATGCTGATAATAGCTAATATTCCAGACTCAGCTTCTCGTCTACTAGCTATAAAAAGGCTATCTAAAATATCTCTTATACCAGAGGAGGACTTACTAAATCTTGTCAAATATATAGATGAAAGTGGGCGTAATATAATTGACACACAAATTATAGAACTTCAGGCTCCTCAAAAATATGGAATTGCAAGTAATCTTTCAGGGAAAGCCTTAGAAAGTGTAAACTCTTTATTAGATAAGTCAACAATTTTCTTCAAAGAAGGTGAACGTGTCAGCAGAATGACAGGACTTATTACAGCTTTTCTTGAACACAGAGCCAAACGTCCAAACATAGATGCTTTATCTCCTGAAGGTAAACTATGGATAACTAATCGTGAACAAGATTTAACTTTTCGTATGACAACAGGGTCACGTAGTTTTGTCCAGTCAGGTCCAATGAGAGTTCCTACTCAGTGGTTAACCTTTTCTTTTAGAGCATTAGAAAATATAACTATTGGTAGAAACTTTACAGCAGGTGAAAGAGCACGTATGTTTGCTATTATGGGGCCAATGTACGGTCTTACAGGTTTAGGTGTTGGTCATTTATCTGGTTATGTGACTGAAAGCTTAGGTTATGACCCAAGTGATCCTGATACAGTTAAAGTTTTTAATGATATTAAGTATGGTTTTATGGATCAGCTTTTGTCATATATGATAGGGACTGAAACAGCATATGCTCAACGTGTAGCTCCTGTTGATCAAATAAAAGAAACATATAAAAAGCTTTTTGAAGAGAGTTTATTTACAACTATGTTTGGTCCTTCAGGTGAAATATCAGAAGATATAATTGCTGCTGGTATGAATGCTCTTAAAGCTATGTTTGGACGTCCAGCAATTGCAAGAGAAGATCTAAATTACGTTCTTCGTAATATTGCGGCTGTTGATAAAGGTTTTAAACTAAAAGAACTTATTGAAACAGGAAACTATAGAAGCAGAACACGTAAGCTATCTGTAGGAGGCTTAGGTTTTAGAGATGCAGCTGCTCTCCTTTTAGGAGCTATTCCTGCCCCTGTTCAAAATTACTATGACTACTTAGAAATGGTGTTTAAAAAGAATGCTAAATTTAGAAAGTTTAGAAAAAGACTTCAAGATAAAGCTAACTATGCAGTTAGGCTACTGACAACTGGAGATCAAAGTGATGTTAGAAAAGGAACTAAACTTTATGAGGAAATATCAGATGAAATTTGGGCTTCTAATTTTTCTAATACTTTGAAAGGTGAGTTACAAATAAGTGTTGCTCGTGGTGAATCTGTGGTAGAAATAATGAGAAATTCTTTAAGATTAGGCTTAGACTATGAAGCACAAGTCTTACAACAACAAATGCGATAAGGAAAAGATATGGCGAGTTTTTCAATAGACATTGGTGACGCAGGTTCATCCTATGAACAGGGTGTAGCAATGCCAAGTGCTACAGAAGGTAAAGCAATAGCTCAAGGCTTAAGTAATTTAAGTTCAAATATATTTAGTGCCTTAGAAAATGTAGCTGAAGATATGCAAAGAGGACAAACTACTACGGAGTCAGAAAGAAAAAGACAAGCTTATGCTTCTCTTATTGAGCATATAGATACAGCTAGAGGAGTTGAAGGACCACAAGTTACAGTTATAATTAATGAAGCTTTATCTAAATACGAAAGGGAAGGTTATGAAGTAGGAAACGCTGAGATAGAAGCAATTAAAAGACGTACAGGAAGAGATGTAAGTATGATAGGAGTAGATCCTATTAGAGAGGCTGAAAATACAGCTATAGGTCTTCTTTCAAAAAACATTGGGGCAGTTATGCTTGCTAAAAACAGATTAGAAAAAGCAGGAAATGTTAAACCTACTCAAGAAGAAGTAACAGAGGAAGCTCTTGCAATTATAATAAAAGATCAAACAGCTAAGACTTATTTAGCAACATCTAAAAATATAAGTCAACAAGATTTTTTTAATACCTATGTACCTCAAGCTAAGACAGCAATAAGAAATCTAAGAGATATAGCTGCACAAGGTTTTGAAATTGAAAAAGCAGGAGGTGATATTAGCCCAGAATCAATTTTAAGACTTCGTTCAGACTTTGTTGAATTAAAATCATTTTATACAAGACCTATTCAGATAGATGAAAGTACTTTTAAACCTATTACAGAGGAACTACAGGCTCTTGATGATTATATCACACACCTTGAAACCTTTGATCAACAAATGCTTGATAAATTAACAAAGGAAGCTTTAGAAGTTACAAGCTATGCAATACTAGAACTAGCCTCTGGTGTTACAAACCCTATACTTAGACGTGCTATTTTAACACAAGATGCTGGGCTTTCTATATATATAGCAGAAAATATTACAACTCTACTACCAGCTATGAATAGAATAAAAAATTCAAAAAATACAGTATATACAGATCCTTATTCTGGTAAAGAAGAAAATTTTAAAAATAGTAATGATTCTGTTGTATCTAAAGGTATTTTACACAGTGAAGAAGACTTAGACGTTGGATTGGAAATAAGTGATAAAGAAAGAAAAGATGTTATTAAAACTGTACTAGGCACTCAAGTTCATTTAGTAAATTCAGAATCTTTAAATAATCCAAAACACCAAGATAACTTTTTTGCTGGCATAGGTAAAGTTACTAGTCTTATGACTACAACACAAGAGCTTTTTTCTACTGAACAAATAAATGAATTATTTAACGACGAACTATACGAGAAGTTAAAGTTTGTTAAAAACTTAAAACCTGAAGAACATGGATTAGCTGTTGAAAGATTAAAAGATGTTCTTCAATCTCAATTCAATGTGTACAGTAGTACTGCAGCTGGTTCATTAACGGATAGTTTCTTTAATATAACTGGGTTAGGTAAAGTCGAATATGATTTAGATAGACGTACTATGGAAGGTTCTTTTACCATGGGTTCAGAAGCAAGAGATCTTGTAAAATTTTTTGCATCTAAACACTACAATGGAGATGTAACAGCTATGGTTGCTGACAGAGGTATGAGATTAGACACTCGTGAACGAAATGATATAGAAAAAACAGGTTTAAAATTTTCTCCAGTTTATAGAAAATATAGAGAAATACAAAGAATTGCTAGTGGAACTAAAATCTATATAAATAATATGAAAAAATTAGGAATGGATACAAAGGCTATTGAACAAACAATGATAAAACCTGTTCAAGTTGAAAAAGAACCTGCTGAAATTGAAGGAGAAATTAATGGAGAATCTCGAAAACGTATGTTTGAAGAAGAAACAACAAACATTTCAGTTTTTGGTTCTAATATTGGTATAGATGAAGAAACATATAATAAATTACCTAGTGGTACTCTTTATACTGTGGGCAACGATGCTACTGTTAGAAGAAAAAAATAAAATGGCTAACTTTTGGGATAAAGATGAAGTAGTGTCAGTTTTTAAAAAGGCAGTATCAGTATTTAAAAACTTTTGGGAAGATGATGAAGTTGTATCTAAAACTTCTGTTGAAACTTCTATTGTGCCTGAAGCTCGTGCTTTAGAAAAAGAAGAAAAGACTTCTGTTGAAACTTCTATTGTACCTGAAGCTCGTGCTTTAGAAAAAGAAGAAAAGACTTCTGTTGTCACAAGAGAAAGTCTTATTGACTCAATCTTTGAAGTAGAGAAGGGTTACTCTGACAATGTAGAAGACACAGGAAATTATTATAATGACAAATTAATAGGTACTAACTTTGGTATAACAGCCGCTACCTTAGCTGAACACTTAGGAAGAGAACCCACAGTAGACGAGATGAAAAACTTAAGTGAAGAAACAGCTCGTGAAATTGCTTCTAAAAAGTACTACGATAGGTTTAACGTAGGTAGTCTTCCAGCTAGTTTACAAGAAATATTTTTTCATGCTGCATTTTTAGGTGAGAGTAGGGCAGTAAGGTCTTTACAAAATCTTTTAAACTTAGAACCAGATGGTGTCTTAGGTTCAAAAACAGAAAGTAAAATGAAAGAAAGTAGTTTTACTAAGAAAGAATTTAAAGATGCTTTTTTAAAAGAATTAGAGTTCGGAACAAAAGGCTTTAGTGAACCATCTAATTCTTGGAAAGACTTTGGTAAAGGTTGGTCAAAAAGATTTGAAGAACTGGCAAAATAAATTTACTAAAAGTTAATATTAAAACAAATTAAAAGGATAACACTATGGGATTTCCATTAGAATTAATCACTATGCTAGGATCGACAGTCCTAGGTGGTGTTATGTCCTTGTGGGGTCAAGCACTAAAAGCAAGGATGGAAAATAATAAGATGCTACTGCAACGTGGTGCATTTAATGCTGGAGCAGCGAGTGCAGCTAGGGAATACGGTAGTAAAGACAAACATTTTGCCTGGACACGTAGGCTCATTGCCCTTGGTGCGGTGTTTTCTATCATCGTACTACCTAAAGTAGCAGCTATATTCTACCCAGATGTGGGTGTTGTAGTTGGCTACTCAGAGATACAAGGCAATATATTTTCTTTCTTAGTAGGTTCTGATAGTGAGAAAGTTATCTGGAAAGAAGCAGCAGGGTTTGTTATTACACCCCTAGATACACACATCGTTAGTGCTATCGTTGGGTTGTACTTTGGTGCAGGGTTTGCAAAATAATGGCTATAGATAAATCAAAACTAAAGTGTAATAAACCTAAGAGAACACCTAACCATCCTAAGAAATCACATGTGGTTAAAGCTTGTGTTGATGGCAAGGAAAAGATTATTAGGTTTGGTCAGCAAGGCGTAAGTGGTGCAGGTAAAAACCCTCGTACAGCTAAAGATAAAGCTAGAAAGAAATCTTTTAAAGCTAGACATGCAAAGAATATAGCTAGAGGTAAAATGAGTGCAGCTTATTGGGCTGACAAGGTTAAATGGTAGAGGAGAGATATATGTTATCCGCAAGAGAAAAGAAAGAAAAGAAGGACTACGTTAAGTTAGAAAAACTAAGACTAGCCTACAAAGACAAAAAGAAAGTTTCTAATTCTGAAGTTTCTAAAGCTAATGATGTCACTAGTCCTAAAACTTCATCTGCAAAAATGTATAGTAGCAGAAATAGAACGCCAGATTTTAATAATAAAGCTTTTAACTCAGGAAGAAAAATTCCTAAACTAGGGTCAAAAAGAAAACCAATAGATAAACTTTTGTCAGATATACAAAGAATTTTAAAAAGGTAATAAAATGCTTAAAGTTTTTACATATATAGGTTGGACATTCTTATCATTATTATTTTTAATAGTGCTTGTTCCTATGGCTTACGCTGAAGGGTGTGACAGTGCCACTAATGCTAACTGTATAGAAACTAATAGTAATACCACATCTACTGTTAACTCTACTTTGAGTTCAGAAACTACAGTTAACTCACCCCCACCCTCAGCTATGTCACCTACTATTAATAACTCTAACTCAGACTTATGCACAGTAGGTATGTCAGGTGCAGTGCAAACACAGATACTAGGTATATCAATAGGTACTACAACAAGAGATTTAAACTGTGAAAGATTAAAGAATGCTAAGGTTCTCTATGATATGGGAATGAAAGTTGCAGCTGTAAGTGTTCTTTGTATGGACAAACGTGTGTTCGAAAGTATGATGAATGCTGGAACACCGTGTCCATTTGATGGTCTTGTAGGGCAGCCAGCTAAAGATGCATGGAAAAATAACCCACACTTAGTTCCTGATGCTAAGACAGGGTCAAAGGAGGAATGGGATGATGATACTAAGAACACCGCAACAGGTGCTGGCGCTGTTATTGGTCTTTTCTTGGCCCTCTTGTTTATACTCTGACTACACATACGGAAGAACAAACAATGTAGCTAAGAATAAACACACTTGGAATATGACAGATGTGTTGCCACCCGAAGCAGGGTTAGAGGTTCAAGGTGTGTTTCATAGATACACTATCAACAAGAGGAGTAGTACAGACTCTACAGTTTCTATAGTTAACGAAAATGCAAATGGGTCTGGCTACATATACGAAAGACACGATAACTGGGATCAGTTGCCAAGCAATACTAAGATAGGTTTTGATCTTGTCAATCCTTCGCTTGGCACTAAATGGGGAAAGGGAAGTATAACAGCTAGTAATGGTGCAACCTTAAGTAACGTAATAGTAGCTTATAATTATAAGTTTGACCCATGTTACATTCCACTCTCTGATCCTAGCTGCCCTAACTTTAAAGATGCTTTATATCAATATCTTTTAGACAATGACTTACTTAATAATGAACCAGCAATAGATGATCCTTATTATGATGAATGGGTTCAGTATCAACTAGATCGTAAGACAGAAGAACAAGAAGAAGAACAAGCTGCAAAAGAAAAGAAAGAAGAAGAAGAACAGGAAGAATTAAAAATGGAAAGAGCCTTGTCAGTTGCAGGGGCAGCAGAGCAAATAGCTAACCCAACACAACAGCTTGCTATGATGGAACAAATGACTGCTGAAGGTAAACTAGACTTTTATTATAGTGCAACTATAGAAGGCGGTAAGTATGAAGAAACAATTAGATTAGTAGATAATACCATAGAAGATAATGTCACAGCTTTAATAAATCTTAAACAAGATAAATCCCACAGAAGAATAGTTAGATCACAATATAAAGATTAGGAAATAACATGAAGAAATTAGTACCCTTAATATTTTTATTATCAGCAACTCCTGCAATGGCAGTTGATTCCCCTATTACAGGTCAAGTACAACCCAAGTGTTCTGTATGGACAGAAACAGCAGGTGTTTATGGACATCCCCTTCCTTACAAATTGTCTACAGTACCAGCAGACGGCGGTGTTCCAGCCTCAATAAGAATTGATGTAGCACAAGCAGATTATTATAAGGCTAGGTTCACACACCCTAATAGCTTTTCATCTAGTCCAACACTTAATGATGCAGTAGCATGGACAGGTAGTACCGTTGTAGGACAGGTAAGTGTGTCAGATATGAGTGCATACGAAGCAGCTAAAGTTACTTACAATAATGTAACTGAGTTTAATCTAACATTAGCAGGTAGCACTTGGTTTACTGTAGCTTCTACTGCTCAGTATGGCAGCACTAAGTCTTTACCTGCTGGTAACTACACAGCATTAATAGTAGCAGAATGTATCGCCAAATAATAATAGCTTTATGTTTGTGTACTTCATTGAATGCACATGAGATGACACCTGCCTACCCGAAGCTTGAGTCTTCATATGTAGATGGTGTGTCAGTAGCTAAGTTAAAGTTGTTTAATCGCAGAAGTGATGTGTCCTGGTATGAGATAGGTGTCTTCACATCTGACTGGAAGCCAGTACCTTTTGCTTCTACTTCTAATATAATAGAGGTAGGATATAACAAGAGAAAATTATTTGATGTATATATAAGGTCTAAAGACATAGCCAAGGCGGTCTATATATGCACAGAATCAAAAGTATTTAAGGGTAAAGAGCAAGTAACACTAGTGTCTTCAAGAATATGCTCTAAGATAAAACAAAATAAATGAGAATATTTTTTATAATATTTATACTAACCTATAACATTGCTTGGGCTGACTCAGTATCTAACTCTTTAAATCTTTCGTTGCCTAACGCAAGTCAAAACTTTCAAGCAGATAAGTTCAGAGCTGGAGAACTAGATTGTTCTAATGCTATAGGGTCAGCTACTAATTGGGAGTTCGGTGTGACAGGATTAATACAATCTGACACAACTAAAACAGGTGACATAGGTGTATACAGTAGAATAACAATTCCCCTTGGTGCTAGAGCTAGGTCAAGAATTGATTGTAACAGACTGTATGAACTTGAGCTACAGAAGAAAGAATTAGAAGTGTTAAAGTTACAGAAAGAAATTAATCAACTAAGAAGTTTATCATTTGAAAACTAGGAGTATGTTATGGCTGAAGTAGAGATAGCAGGAGCAAAGATCAAAGGTGGCAAACTTATGATGATTATTCCAATTTTATCTGCACTTGGCGGTGGACTATGGGGAGGCTTTGAAGTTTACAAAGACTACATGGACATGAAAGGCATCATACAAAATATAAATATTAGTGCTATTAAATCTCAGAACACATTAGTTCAAACAAAACTAGATAGTGCGTTGGAGTACAGTAAAGACATTAAGAATAATCTGCGTGATGATATACTAAAGCTAGAAGGTTACATAGATAAGATAGATAACAAGGTAGAGAAATCTTCAGATAGAATTAAAAACACACAAGCATCAATAGATTTAATGGTAGAGAATACATTAGCTGAGATGAATCAATTAAATAAAGATGTCAACTCTTCTCTTAGAGAAATAGAATCTTTGAATAGAGAAACAGAAAAGGATGTGCGTGATACAATGAGAGATACAGAGGAACGTATCGACTCTAACTTAAAGCAACTAGAAGATAGATTGAATGAAAGATTACAGGAAGCATTAGACAACCCATTAGTAGGAAATTGACATGACTTGTAAATGTAAAGATAAATGTATATGCAAAGAATCATGCGCTTGTATATACAAGTGTATATGTAAGGAACGTAAGTAAAAGTATAAATTTAATTAAGGAGTCGATAATGGCAAGTCCTAAGCCAACCAAACCTGACTTGTGGTCAAGAGCTAAATCTGAAGCTAGAAAAAAATTTAAAGTATATCCATCAGCTTATGCTAATGCTTGGGCTGCCAAATGGTATAAGTCCAAAGGCGGTGGCTGGACAGGTAAAGACAATAGAGTGAAGAAATCATAATGGCTAAAGGTGGATTAGGAAAATGGTTCAGTGAAGAATGGGTCGATGTAAAGACAGGTAAGCCTTGTGGACGTAAGAGTGCTAAGAATAGTAAACGTCCGTATCCTGCATGTAGGCCTAAGTCTGTAGCTGGTAGTATTTCAAAGAAAGAGGCCAGAAAAAAGACCAGTTTTAAAAGAGTTAATTGGTCAACAACCGCTTCAGGGAAGAAGAGAAAGAAGGGGAGCACATAAGCTCCTCTTTTTTTTATACTTTACTACCCCAATCATAACAGTGATAACCAACAACTGTCCAACCATGTTGTTCAGCTATCCTTATACCTATAACGAGAGATGTTTGACAACTAATTTCTGTGTCATAAAGAATAGGACTAACTGCTGATTTGCAAACACCAGTCTCTACAAGACAGGCTAACATTAAAGCTGAGAACATTTTAGTTACCTTCTATTTCATTTATAAGTTTATCTAAATACCAACGACACTTCTTAAGATCTTCAAGACCATTCTTGTAAGGCCATCTCCACAGATATTTAAAGGCGTTCTGCCAACAATAAGATGCATGAGGTTTAACTTCAGCTCCTTCTGCCATTGCCTCCATTGCATCAATACATTCGATACCTGAAGAATTATAGTGAGGTGGATGGTTTACTAAGTCTTCCATAAGTTTTCCTTATTTAATATTAATTAACTGAGCTTCAGTGTAAGGTATATGAAAAAACTTTTCACCTTTCATAATGTACCTACCCCTGGCCTCCTTAAGTGTCTCAGGTTTTAACAGAGTATCTTTAATTCTCCACACCTGTTTCATGTCATTACGAAAAATATAAAAATTAAGAACACCTTTTTGTTCTTCATACATTCTGACAAGTCTGCTTTTACGTTCAGGTATTCTTATCTCAGCCCATGTGACAGGCCAATCTTCCTTCCAAGCTGTCTTAACTTCTGCTTCATTGAAGTAAGTATACTCACCTTTCTGACTGACTACATCTACTTTATAGTTTTCTACTGTATTAACAATAGTATGTCCTTGTCTTTCAAGAAGAGACATAAGTGTTTCTTTGGCTTTATGATCATATGCTTCATATAATGCTCTGTTAAAAGGTTTACGTACACTCATGTTATATCCACCATTTCACACACATCACCAGTACAAGCCATTGTTTGCATTGAGACTGTGTTATCCTCTTGTTCGTAGTCAGAAAGTTTAGACCAATCTATAGTTTTAGGCATAGTTAATAACAGATCTTCATATTGTTGTCCATCTATTTCTTGGTAAGGTGCTTGTACGTAAGTGTGTTCATTGTAAGGAAGGAAGGACACACCACTCATCTCATCAAAGTTCTTATAAACAAAAGCTCCTACTTCAAACCATTCGTCAGACTTTACATTGATTGTTACACTTGGCTTGTGTTCACACCAGTGTCTTTGATATACTAACCACATCTCTAGTTGTTCGATAGCTGTCATATCAGAGGTAACAACTGAACCTTGAGGGGACTGTACAGGAAAACTAAACACAGTTGTACTCTCAGGTTTCATTGCATCAGGTTCATTAGGAATACCTTGGTCAATCATAAACTTTGTCAAAGGATCTTTATTGTCACCTCTTACAGTTCTTATATAGAAATCCGAGTGTCTGGCATGAATACCTGATGCTGAGTCTACAAGCTGTGACACAGTACCACTAGGTTTAACACACGTTATAGATTTAGACTCAGGTATCTCAAGTATGTTAGCCCAGTAAGAATTAATTGTGACAGAAACTTCACGTAGGTGATCAAGTGTTTTATCTAAACCTTTATTAGATTTTGTCATCAAAGGATTGTCCATGATACCTGTAAGAGATACACCTAACAAACGTTCTTCTTCTGTGTTCTTTTTCCATATCTTTCTTAGGTAAGGGAAGTTCGTAAAAGAAGATTGAATTGTCCCTAGTATTGTGGCTAGTCTAACTTTTCTTTCAAGATCTTCAAGGTTATCTGTTGCTCTTACTACTACCTCAGTTAGGTTGCAAAACTGGTACGGACGTAGTATAATTTCACTACAAGGATTAGTACCAAACTCGTAGTTAGAATCTCTTCTACCGTATTTAGCTGCTTGGTTCTTACTTGCTTGTCTATTAAAGATACCTCGTTCACCTGAACCTGACTCAACAAGAGCCATCCATTCTCTCATAAAAGATAAACTGTCAGGTTTTTCAGTATACGAAACAGAGTTATTAGATAAAGCACGTTGAGGATCATTGTCCCACCAAGCCCCTGACTTAGCATGTCTCATACGATCATCTGACAAGTTAGAAAGACTAATCATAGCTGACCTACGTACACCACCTACAACAACAACTTCCCCTATCTTACACATAACATCATGGCACTCAATACTAGATAGCTTCCTACCCTGGGCTGTCTTGAATACTTGAATAACAAAATTAAACAAGTCAACCAAAGGGGCTGGTCCACTAGCCCTGCCTCCGAATACTTTAAGTTTAGAACCAGCAGGACGTACTCTGCTTACATCCCACTTAGCTATCTCACCACTATAAAGGAGTGCAATCAATTGACGAAGAGCCTTAGCCCACCCTTCCTTGCTGTCCTTGACAACGATGACAGTATCACTCTCGAACAACTCAGGGACTTCGGGGAGCTTAGAGATGAATTGCCTCTCGACGGAGAAGCCAACACCAGTACCACAAAGAAGAATAAACATAGCCTCATCGAAGCTTTTAAGATCATCTACGGGTAAATAGCTGCAGTTATATCCTGATGTGTTGTCTCTGTCTAAGGCTGGACCTGCTGTCATCATAGCTCTCATTGAGGGCATAACATCTAAACTAAGGATAGCTTCCTCTAACTCAGAGGCTATACCTATCGTATCTATATCAAGGCAACGACGAACAACATTGTCCATATATCTTTTGACAGTCTCAGGCCAAGTCTCTCTTCTGCCTTCATCCTCTAACCATCGAGCATAACGAGATGTGTGAATAAAAGATTGATAGTCTGTCGGTAAGTAGTTGTTCATCTGTTATCTCCTGATCCTTTTAAAGTTCCTCTTTGTGTACGGCTATTTAGTTTGTCTACATTTAATTCTATAAGTGACTTAAGTGTACCATCATAGATGTTAGCTATAGCTACAGTATAAAAAAGAACATCTCCTAATTCTTTAAGTATGTCCTCGCTGCTAAACCTTGTCTTGTCTCTTATCATCTTCTTGATCTTTTCAGATACTTCCCCTGTTTCTCCAGCTAACCCAAGTGCATTTTCATAAAGCCTTAGCTCTCCTTCAGTTAAAATTTTACTTTCAACCCAATCTGAATATGTCTCTAAATCTTTACCGTAATCACTCACTCTTCCCACTCCATCCACTCTTTCATTTCTGCATCAAAATTAAAATAATTATCTAACTCAACCATACCTTCTTCTATGAGGTATTTAACAACAAAATTCTCAGATATTTGGTTGTCTTCTAGTAAATAATTTAATCCGTAATTATCTACCAGAGCCTGTATTTTACTCTCTTCATCAAACATTGTCAAACCATCTTTTCTCTTTTATCCATTCAATAGGTATTGTTTCTTTTGCATATAGAAAACCATTCTTCTCACACCATTTTCCATAGGTTGTCTTAGACCCTTTATAAAGTTTAGCTTTAGGGTTGCTAAAGACAAAACGAATATCTAATTCTGGGTGCTGCTGTTTAACCATAAGGTGTTTGGTTCTATCAGATGAAATAAACCGCCCTTTAGTTTCTATTATGATGCCATTCTCAAGAACAAAGTCAGGTGTATATGTCTTGTACCTTAAATCTTGCCACTTGATTTTAAATTTTTCGTATGTAAATTTTACTTTTAATTTTTTTAAGTACTTAGCTGTACGTTTTTCTAGTCCTGACCTGAAACGCATTTAGGTGGCTCCCATACTTGACCTTCGTGTCTTCTGAGCCAGAGAAGTTTGCCATTCTCTATAACACGATCTTCTTCCCCTCCGTAAGACCTCAGACAAGCCTCATATAAGTCTTCTTCTGATGAGTAATCCTCTAGTATTCTTTTAGATTTGACTGGACCTATACCGTAAAGCCCTATGATATTGTCAGCTTTATCTCCTGTCAAAATTTGAGAGTAAAAGAATTTATTTCCTTCAAGTTCAGAGACTGTTTTATATTTTCTTTTGCTTGGATTATAATGATTGCAGGGAAGTTGTAACATATCTTTATCTACTGACACAACTAGAGCTTCTGGACCATAACCTGTTGACCAAATTCCAATGAGGTCATCTGCTTCCTCACCTTTGGAAACAATAGCTTTCCAGTTTTTAATCATGTGCTGTCTTATTTTATGTAGGTACTTAGGTTTCTCAACTGACTTTCTATTACCTTTGTATTCATGTGTAATAGCTATGTCATGTCTGAAGTTACCTTTACCTGTCAAAAAGATTTGATATAATTTATCATCAATTTCCCAGAGAACCTCATTAAGTGTATCCTCAAGTAACTCATCTATTTTATCTATTGCATCCCCAAGGGTTGTGTCCTCACAAGAGAAGGCTGCTCGATAGGCAAAAGTATCACCATCAACAAGAACTTGTTTGTACTTAGTGCTCAAAACCTATTCCTTTTCTGTGAAAAAGTAGGGGGCCGAAGCCCCCATAAGTTCAGGGAGAATATGTTTATTTGAGTTTACCATTGATCCTCAGCTGCTGATGTTTCATCATATGGTACATGCTCAAGAATACCTACTTTTTCTAAACGGACAGAGGCTACTGACCCTTCTCCGTATATAGATATCTTAACTAAGGCTGTAGTTCCATCACCTAGTGCACCATCCTCAATGTAATCCCAAGGTGTATTTGTTTTACCTTTAGTGACTGAGGGTGCACCTCCAAAGTCTTCGATACCTGATGGATGTACATTAGGACGTTTAAGTTTCATCCCTTTGCGCCCATCAGCTACCGTCCACTCCTTAATCATCTTGTTGCCCATAGATACTTCAGGGAAACCTAGGTCTACCATTCTGTTTAATTCTTTTTCGTCTTTAGGTATGAAGACAGTATTGAACTGACCTTGAGTCTTCTCATGATACTCGTGTTCATCCATGTTATCCATAAATATTTTAGAGTAATAAAGTTGACCTTCGAATACTCCATATTTAGTTTTTGATGCCATTGTTTGTTCCTTTAGCTATTAGATACTTCCATATACATGTAATAAGAGTTGTTGTCAATACAAAAAATATAGGAGATAAAGCAATTAACCAATACATTAGTGTGTATCCCTCCAGTTTCTACCTATATCTGTAGAACCAGCAAGAGGACAGTCCATACTAAATTTTACACCTGTGTCAACAATACTTTGTCTTTGCATTGCACCTAAATCCTCTGCTGTTGCATAATTACCACACACTTCTGTCTGCCACTCATCGTGAGGCCAGGTGACAAGCTTGAAGTCTATTTCTTTTTGCTTGGCTTCTCTAACCCACTGCAAGGCTGCATGTTTCATTATGACAGACTCACCATTCTGTAACATCCCTGCCAATGTCTTGTGTTCAGATGGAACTTTAACCTTACGTCCATCCAGTCCCTTGAACCAACCACGTTTAGCTATGTAAGGTATAACTTTCTTTTTTAAATTAGAAAGACCTTGTATAGATTCTAAAAAGTTTTCGACAGCTTGGTTAGCTTCTCTCATGTTTACCTTTAAGATTTGTCCTATCTTACCTGTGCCAGCCCCTAGTAAAAATGCATAGATAAATGTCTTAGCCATATCTCTCGTTACATGTGACATACCCAAGGCTTTACGATTTAGGTTGTGTATATCTGTCTCCTCCTCTTTTTTACCTGAGACAATCGCATGAACATACTCCTCTGATCCCATTATGTGAGCAAGTACTCTCAACTGGATTCCTTCTGCGTCTGTGCCCACCAAATAACTACCTTCAGGTACTGACCACAAAGCCCTGAACTGACCATCATACTTATCCTTTACTTCATCAACCGCTGACTTAGGTTTACCATGAAACTCAGATGGGATGTTAGCTTGATTAGGTGCTCGATGTGCCATTCTACCTGTCCATGCGCCTATCCCTTGAAACCTACCGTGAATACGTGAATCGTCACCACAGTGCCCTAGCCACTCGACAAGGCTGCTTCTCCTTCCCTCAAGTGTCAACCACTCAGTTAATCGTTTACCCCCTTGAGGAGCCGTCTCAGGTAGTGTGCTGAGGTTTGCCTCAGATAAGGTCCACCCATACTTAGCAAACTTCTTTCCTCTATCTGCGTTTTTGTTCTCTGTCATATTCAATATGTCCTTTAGTTTTATCTACTGGTTTCCAGCCAGCCTCCCATAGTCTTTCTATTCGCAGCTTAGGTGATGCAGGATTAAAGTCAATCCAATCATAACAGATAAGCTGAGGTGGGTATCTTGATTTATCAAGTTCTGTCTTAGGGTATTTCTCTTGTGCCTTGACAACACTTGACATCAGTGATCCATCTTGTTTCTTCCTGTAAATAATTCTGTTTACTTCTTCTAACTTAGGTGGAAAGTCATGTTGGAAACCTTCGTCTAACTCACAAAGTCTTAATTCTATCTCGTCAAGTAAATGATCAGCCTTATCTCTCTCAAAGTAAAACCCATTCCTTGTCATCTCTTCACATAGAATTTGTATGTCGTGCTCACATCTAATAGCATCTTGCCAGGATTCATCCTCTATCACATCTAAAAATTTATTATATAATTTTACTGTGACAACCACGTCTTGATGACAATAGTCTATCATCTCCTGTGTCAAACAAGAGAAGTCATCAAACCCAATCTTAAAGTCACCTAACCTTTTACCCCACGCCTTCAAGCTGTGTCCACCTTCTAAGTTGTATTCGATAAGGCGAGAGAGAACAAGAGTATCGATAACCAAATCAAGATGAACGCAATTCTCTTTGACCAGTCTGTTGATAATACCCACATCAAACCCAATGCCATTGTGGTAAACAAAGTTAGATACTGTGCTGCAATATTCAAGAAACCTATCCCTTTCTTCAGGTATCCTATCAACATTTAAAAATTGATCTGTCTCACCTGTTAATATGTCTTGTGTACAGATGCACCAAATCTTTGTTGCCTCAAGTGCATCCGTTTCAATATCCATTGCTACTACTTTTTTATTTTTCATTGGAAAGAACTCCTATAACTATAATGACTGTAGAGTAAGGCCAAATAAAAGAAAAGAATAAAGTTCTTAAATCACTTCTTTCCATTTCTCTTTTGGTTAAACCAAATACAGCTAGGATATGATAGTAATGTAGTATAATTCCTAAAAAATATAGTACTGCTGCGACGGTAGGCCAAAGACTAATAACTTGCATACTTCTCCTCCAAAGTGAAAGAATGTGTGTTGAACTTAAGTTGACCTGCGTAGCCAGTAGGACCAACAGGTCTATTCTTTGTGACAAGTAATCGAGTAGTGTTTCTTTCATCAGAATCTTCTGACATCTTATCACGTTGTAACTCAACAACAACTGATGCTCGTTGCTCAATCATACGACAGTATTTGACAGCTCCATCGTCGTTCGTATGACCAATAGTAATAATGCCTACACCAAGTTCAGCTGCTAGTTTAGATAGTCTGACAGATAGATCAGCTAAGAACTGCTCCTTACTCTCATCTCCATTCATGTTCGCAGCTATGTCTTGGATGGGTTCAAAGAAAATATATTGAACGCCACAAGCTTGCGAAAGATAACGTATGTGACCCAGAATGTCAATAGGATCGTCCTCATCATTAAGAAAAAACTGATAAAACCTTTCGTCTTTTGTTAATCTAACAATGGAATCTTGTACATCCTTCTCTGCATCTGCTCTTTCAATTAAATCTTTTCTTGTTAAATTATTATTAAGTTCATATGAGACTAACCCAAGCAAACTTCTCAGTTTTGTTTCTTCCATATGCCATGCTGCAATTGAAATCTCAGGGTAGTTCTTAAGTATATGGTACTCTAGGTATCTCATGAACTCCGTCTTACCTATACCTGTCTGTGCTTTGAACAGTGTGAAGTGTCCTTGCATCAAACCCATACATAGGTTGTCAAAATCCTGGATACCTGTCTCAACATACACATGATCCTCAGACTTATTAAACAGATTAAGGAACTGATCAGGGGTATTCAGTATGTTCTCAGGTGTATACTTCTTTGCGTTGTACCAAGCATGATAGAAATCATTCTTTGCACCAGCCTCAAGGAACTCATTGGCATCCTTGTACTTGTCATGCTGCACCCTGTAAACTTTGTTAGGAAATAGGTTAGCTATCTTCTGAGCTACCGCATTACCTTGTTCGTCATGTTCTATTGACAAAACAATCTTATCGAATGAGTTAAGATACTCAGATACGTTAGACCATATCTTATTTGAAGGGGTAGAAGATGGAAGAGATACGAAAGCATTGACATATTTATGACTCTTACACATCTGGTATGCTGACATAGCATCGAGTTCGCCTTCAGTTATAGTTATAATCTTACCTGATCCAGCATTCCAAAGGTTCATACCGAACAACTCATCTGTCTTTAAGTTATTAGCTCTAAAAGATTTAGGGAAGAACCTTGTCTTTGTACCGCCTGATGGATATATGTATTCTTGTTTTATCTCTTTCCCTTCTGAGTCTAAGTAGGTCTTGACATTAAAGAACTCCATGGCTTCCTTGCTTATGCTTCTTACACTACGATAGACAGGTGTTAACACCTCAACTGGTACAGATTTTACTTTTTGTTCTGGCACTTCCCACCCATCCTTTTCTTCATCCTTAAATCTATACTTACGGTCACACGAATGACACTTACCTGCCATGCTCTCAGTGTTATAGCTGAAAGCATCTGAGGAATCACAATCATCGAAGGGACAAGGCTGGTGAGATATCCATGGCATTTATGTTTGTTCCTCTAAAAATTTGTCCCAATAAATCTGTGTCATTGTATGAAGTATATCTAAGTATTGAACTTTTGTCAAATGACAAGGATCGATACGTTGATCATCTCTATTATACAAGTCAACTATTCTTATAACTGGATCTCTTATAATATTATATTCGTCTGGCATCTCATCGAAACCTTTGACAAATTCGTAGTCTCCTTCGTGCATTAACTCACCGCAGCAGTAGTATTCTTCTTCTGCTACTTCGTGAAATAATTCGTAATCATATTCCATTATTTTTCCTCTTGACAATCTGAACTTTACTTATATAATAGGGTTGTCCTTTTGGACAAGGTTTATTAGTAGTTACTATCGGACAACTCCTTATTATCATATACAATAAGAAACTTCTCTAGCTCTCTTAGGTTCTCATCTAATTCATCCATCCAATCGGCATCCTCAACTGTAGAGGACACCTCGAATCTTCTTTTCTTTGTTGTCATTAGTTATCCTTCCTTTTAAAATGGTGGTTCTTCATTGGGTACAGTAGGTGTCCAAGCTTCATGTCGTATCCTTTGAAAGTTAGATTTAGTTCGTATCTCGTGTCCGAACATTTGGACTAGAAATACTTTTAAGTTGTCTGACCAGATCATATAGTTATCCTTTTAATAATCTTAATCTTCTCTCAGCATCAAGTAAAGACTGCACAATTATCTCAACCCCTGGATTTTTATTATCTAAATCCTTTAAAACTTTGATTTCTTGTTGAACGTTCTCTATCTCACCTGTCATACTCATGTTGCTTACCTGTTCATTTGGTTGCAGCCATTCTTTTATAGCCCACTTAGCCATTCGTTTTCCTTTCTAAAATTAATTCGTTATGTTCATCTGATGTCACTTGATTTAAATTGTTTAGTTTTTCTGACAAACTATCTGTTAAATCGAAGGTTACGATTGTTTGACCTGAGTTTCCTTGGACATGTGGTAAGTAATCCACTGGACAAGTCTTTAACCATTTAATGAATAGGTCATGCTTCGTCATTGGTTTCAACATAGCTCACTAAACTATCATAAGTTTGAACGATTGAATTGCTGCAATCAGGTTTTAATTTATAAAGGATATACTCTAGTTCATTCTTGTTTAAACCTAAGAATTTACCTATAGATTTGTTTGTTGTCTCTCCGCTGAAAGCTAAGAAGTGGGCTTGTTCAATTAAAGTTTTAGAATATTTAGTGTTCATTTTGTTTTTCCTTTCCTTATATGTGTTTTAAAATATGTGAAATTACATCAACTGTAAACCCATTACCTAACATTTTATAACGTTGTGTGTTGCTTACGTGATTGGTATAGTTGTCAGGTACTGTCTGTAGTCTCTCGCATTCTAAAGGCGTGAGCTTCCTCCAGTGTAGCTTATCTACACTATCCCATTCGTGTCTATCATAGCTACCCCTACCGCCTGATCTTACAGTCTTAGACTTATCCCTAATAGGTGAAACAACTAAGTTGTCTTTTTGTACAGTTGTTAGAGTACCTGTTTTACTGTCTGCTCTTATCTCTATACGTTGAACAGGTTTAATATCCTCATTATAGTCATCACGTTTACCTGTTTCTGGATTGATACGTCTACCTATCATAGATCCACAGGCTACTTTAGGTTCTCTGTGCCCACCACCCATAGTTGTAAGTGTAGGTGCTTTACCTTCTGGGCTATAGACTCTTTTGATTATGTCAAAGCCTTTTATATCTGCTTCGCCTACTTGAATACAACCTTGTACATATCCGTTTGCATACCCATGAGTACCAGCACACAGAACACCAGATTTACTTTTGTGATCATGAATAGTATTAGCTTGAGATTTATAGTTAGGATTTAATTGATTACCACCTCTATAATTTTTAATTAGATTCTTTCCTGCAAGAAATTTAGCATCTACCTCCTCCTCTAACACATCAGCTAAAACAATATTTTTATCCTTTGGTTGGTTTACATTTAGAATATTAGTCCAATAAAACCTTTTTCTATTTTGTGCTGACACCAAAGAACTATTGATTAAATACTTTTGAACTGTACCTAAAGCTTGCTCTGTGTGATAGGTTATATAGTCCTCGAAATCCTTTTTCATCTTCACGTTTTCCATAAGATAATTAGCTTTCGGATTGTTCTTTAAAACATGCTTTATGATATCTAAAGTTGTCCAGAATAGCTGACCTCTTTTATCCTTATCACCTAAGCCTTGACCCGCAAGACTCCATGATTGACAAGGGAAGCCAGCTACAACTAAGTCAATTGTTGACCAATCAATATCCCAAGTTCTCCACTTAGTGACATCACCTAGTTGATTGATGCTTGGGTAGTTCGCTTGAGATACTTTGATAGCATACTTGTCCACCTCACTTGCGTAATAGCTATCTAATTTTATATCTAATTTATCTAGTGCAATTCTGGTACATGACATACCATCAAATAAACTTAATACTTTCATTTTTATTTTTCCCTTCTGTTGACAAGATCTACAACAACCCTGAAATTATTAGTCTTTAATTGTTCTTTATAATCAGAACTAGTCACTGTGAACCTTTCAGATAAAGGACTATTACATCCTAAAATATGATCTGTATTTTCACGCCTAGTTTTTAAATCACTGCTATCTATCCAGATAGTATAATCATTGTATTGATAGCTTGGTAATGCATCATTGTTATAACTTGTACACTCCCAATTTTTTGGAATGTCTAAATCGTCTATGTATGTTAACCAATGGAAATTTTTTAAACCTCTCATTTTGTATTCCTTTTCTTTGTTTAATATTTCTTGACCATTTCAACTATAGTGTCAACACCATTGCCAATAGTGTAACATAGTCGACAATCCTTGCATTTTTGACCTGTGCAATTCTGTTTTTCTTTGTGTTCATGTTCTAAGACATTATTAAAAGTTCTATCGAAATACTTAGGTGGCTTAGGCATGATTGTTGATATCTTAGGGTTTGAGTAAACCAATATAAAGTTGCTTGGTTTTTCTCTTGTCTTAAAATATTTGACAACTAAATCATTTCTTTTTGTCCATAATGCAAAGCTACAGTGTGGATTTTTCTTAGATATTCTTACTAAGTTCTCCAAGTGTGTAAGGTTTATCAATTCGCCATGGGCATTAAACCTAAAGAATGCATCAAGTATGGTTGGCAATAAGTCATAGTCTAAAACTTTATTTGCTAACCTTTCACTATTCCTTTGCAAGGCGGGTTGCATGTTCTTACGGTATGACTTGAGCATTGTGTGACTATAACACTTAGTGCAAATATTATCTTCCCTTTTTGATGCATTTTGTTTTATGCAATAAGGGTTGGTTGTTGTGTTCGTGGATATAGCCTTAAACCCGTCAAGCTTACCCGTCATTTTACTTATGTGAACTAATGGAAAATTCATTGGTCTTCCCCCCAAAAGCTTGCCCATTCCTTAGACGTTATACCCGTTCTAATAAATGAACTATCATTTGAATTTAGGTGTGACATAGAATACTGAATAGGCCTACCATTTAACCAATCAAGATATTGCTTATTAGTTATAGGTATTTCTCTAGTGTGAGTATCCCCAGTCATATCTGATATTTTTGTTATTAGCATTTTGTATTTCCTTTTGTGTTTGTTCTCGATGCCTATACAGTTCTACATTGTTTTCAGAATGTCAAGCAATAAAATAAATATAAAAGAATATAGATAAAACAACTAATTAATTCCTGGCAGCCTAGCCTTCATTAAACATTGAAAGGGAAAGAATAACAAAGGGTTAGGCTTAAGTGTGGCTATGGTGTGTCATTTCCTATATGATATTTGTGATCACAAAAGCCACCTAAGCTCACCAAAGTGTTACCAAAGTACAACAAAACTGGCCTGGGTGTTGCATTTGTGTAACATTTAGGGGTAGCTAAGGGGGGCTTGGGGGTATCCTTGTATATGTACAATGCAACAAAACATTTTCTCACATATTTTCTTAAGCTGCAAAAGTTATCACCTAGCTATATGACAAAAAAAAAACATCCCTCAGTAAAAACCAAAGGATGCCAGTGTAGAATCTTAAGCTGTCTATAGTAGAATCTTAAGCTGTCTATAGTATAACCTTGAGCTGTCATAAGTAAACATATACTTATTATCTTATATATACTATATGTATATACACTCCCGGAAACACCTAAGTTATTATAGCATGTCTTGACAACCCTGTCAATCATAAAGTGACATTCTTATTATTTTTATTTTATGTGTTGACATAGAAACATATGTGTGTTATACTTACACTATTGTTTATTTTATTGCAGAGATATAACACATGATGTTTTCCTTTAGTCAGATAAAGAACAGCAGAAACAAACCTAGAACTAAAAGTTTATTCTACGAATTATCTTATGATGATCCATCAGACTCGATCTTCACCTTAAAGGAAGAAAACATAACAGCTCACGAAAGACCCCTTGTGTCACTTCATAAGCTGTACATGTCCTTAGTTCCTAATGATCCAACTGAGTATGAGTTCGCAATGCAAGTCTTCGGTTCCTGGGACTGCTGGACAGCTATATGTAATTCTCCTCCTTTAAAACCTTATATTAATAAATGGCGTAAAGAAGCCGAAGTAAAGGTTAAGTCTCAGGCTATTCAGTCAATAGCTGAGGAGATGAAGTCAGGTGGACGTAGTTCTTTTAGTGCAGCTAAACTTTTATTAGAGAAGGGTTGGCTCGATAAGGATAATGCATCTAAAGCTAAAGCTAAACTACAAGCTAAAGAAGAAGAAGAACTAAATAAAGAAGCTTTGTCACTTTTAACTGAAGATGCCCATAGGCTAGGCATTAAGATTAATTAAAGGATTAAAGAGTAGTTTAAATGCAGATATTCGCAGAATCACCAGATCAAGAAATTCAAATGCTAGCTGAGTTAGGTTTTACAGATGGCACCATAGGTGATCGTCAATTTAAATACCTAGGCAGCTTAGGCTATACAGATACTACTTTAGATGGCAGATTAACCTCATACTTTACAGCTGTCTTTGGTTACTCATCATGGAAAGAGTACATAGTAGCTAATACCTTTATAAATAAGTCCTGGCTTTTTACAACTGGCTTGTGGGACGATGCTGACTTCTGGAGAGACTCAGGGGACTGGAATACAGCTTAAAATTTTATTTTATCATTAACTTAAAAAAATATAATAATAGAAAGACATCAGGAGAATTAACAAATGCCAACTTCAATTAGCAATGGTGAAAGTGGATTATCGGTTCGCACAAAGTTAAATACTATCTGGACTAATTTAGTCACAAGTGGGCTGACTGTGGATGATGGTGGAACTATACAGCTAACAAAAAACACAGCGGCATATCAGGATAGCCTAGGTATTTTTGAGTTTCACGATGAAGATGGGAGTGCGTCAGCAGACGCTGGTAAGTTTCAACTACAAGCATTTCGTGGCGGCGACAAAGACGCACCCGATTTCAAACTAATTGGGTCTGACAGTACAGGTGTTTTGCGAGATCGTTTGCAAGTTGAAGGCAACGGCGACATCAGCTTCTACGAGGACACAGGCACCACGGCAAAGTTCTTCTGGGATGCGGGTACTGAGTCGTTGGGGATTGGGACGGCAACTCCTTACACCATGCTTGATTTGTCTGGCGGGACAAAAAACCAAGTAGCAATATTCAGGTCTACTGATGCTACAGCTACTATTGGCTTTGCCGACAATACAACGCCTTTAACAGCCAATCTTTCGTATGTTACGATAGGCGCTACAGGCTCCTCAATGGTGTTTAATACAAACTTAAATGAACGTATGCGCCTCGACCAAAACGGTAACTTGCTGGTGGGTAAGACTTCCCAATCTGTTGATAATGTTGGTGCGGAGATATTACCAACGGGTATAGGACAATTCACTGTTGACGGAAACTTTGCAGGGCGGTTCACAAGGCAAACAAGCGATGGCGACATTGTTGTGTTCCGCAAAGGAACAGGCGCTATAGGTAGTATTGGGTCGGAAGGTGGTGATGCTCTTTATATCCAATCAGGCACTACTTCTGGTTCTGGCCTACACTTTAAAAGTAATGTTGGAGTAATTCGCCCAGCAAGAAATGGCGCTACAGTAGATAATGCTATTGATCTTGGAGCAGACACAAGACGCTTCAAAGACCTCTACCTTTCAGGCGGTGCTTACCTCGGTGGTACAGGTGCGGCTAATAAGCTGGATGACTATGAGGAGGGGACTTGGACTCCTGCATATACAGCACCATCAGGCGTGGCTACATATGGCGTTCAAACAGGTTCATACACAAAAGTGGGAAATAAAGTGACTGTAATTGCAGAGTTACAAGCAGACAGGAACACTTTAAGCGGATTGATAAAAATAGGTGGATTGCCTTTTTCCTCAACTGGAACTGGTGGAGGTTTTTATCCTACTTTTGCAATGCGTTTTGGTAGTGATATGTCAAACTTAAAAGGTTATGTGTCAGGCAGTGAACTTAATTTAAGAAAACAAGCCACAAACGCAGCCAACTCTACAACACTGGATGAAACAGATTTAAGTAACGCAGGAACTGCTTATAATTATCTGTATTTCACTGCAACATACTTTACATAACAACCATAAGCCTAGTGGATTCTAGGCACAGACAGGTGGTAATAACGCCACGATAAACAAAGGAGGCCAATATGGCACTAACAGAAGAAACAATACAAGATAAAATAGAAATCGTAGGTGACTACAAGCATGTGCAAGTACGCACTGCCACAGTTATTAAGCGTGACGGCACAGAGATTAGTCGATCCTTTTCACGTCATGTTGTAGCACCAGATATCTCAACAGATGATCTTGCAAACGAAAGCACTGAAGTACAAGCCATTTGTGCATCAGTACATACAGATGCCGTTAAGACAGCTTATGCGGCACACTTAGCAGCACAGGAGACATAAGATGGCAATTACATACACCTGGACTATACCGAATTGCGAAAGAGAAATCGCAACAGGCGGTATTAAAATTATTCACTGGCGTTGTACAGGCGTTGACGGTGATCACTCATCATCAAATTATGGTACAGCAAATTTAACATTTGATTCAACTGATGCTGATTTTGTAGCTTATGAAGATGTCACTCAAGAGACAGCACAAGGGTGGGTATGGGAACACATATCGCAATCTGATGTTGAGGCATTAATAGCTTCAGAAATAGAAAAGCAGAAAAATCCAACTGAAGGTACAGGAGTGCCTTGGGAATAATTTAACAACTAAAAGGAACTAAAATGACTGACAAAAAAAATAAAACCTCAGTTACTATAGACGATAAAGAATACTTCTTAGAAGACATGAGTGAAAAAGCACAAAGACTCCTTCAACACGCAACTGACTTAGACAGAAAAATTAATAATTTAGTATTTCAAGTAGAGCAAATGCAACTAGGAAGAGAGAATGTTATGTCTAAACTTTTAGAAGAAGTAGATTTAAAAGAAGACGAATAACATATTCTTAATAACAAGGACGTAAAGTAGTGGCTAAAAAACCAACTATATCTTTTATCACAACAGGTTATTCATCTACAACACTTTTGAATAATAACTTCTTAGCTTTAAGAGACGCCTTTGATAATACTTTGTCGTTAGATGGTAGTACTCCTAATTCTTTGTCATCCGATTTAGATATAAACTCAAATGACATTACAAATGC